CGGTCGGTCGGCGGTCGGTCGGTCGGTCGGTCGGCGGTCGGCGGTCGGTCGGTCGGTCGGTCGGTCGGTCGGTCGGTCGGTCGGTCGGTCGGTCGGTCGGTCGGTCGGCGGTCGGTCGGTCGGTCGGTCGGTCGGCGGTCGGTCGGTCGGTCGGTCGGTCGGTCGGCGGTCGGCGGTCGGCGGTCGGTCGGCATCGGGCACGGTCGATTTAAAAGCCCGCCGCGCGGTCGCCGGTTCGATCGGCCGCGATCGGTCGGCCGATTCGATTCGATCGCACGGAGCACGGTTCGCCGCCGCTTTAAAAGTCCGATCGGTCGGCCGCACGGTTCGGGCACGGTCGCACGGCCGCCGATCGGTAAAACGAAACGGAGCGACCGCGCGTGGACCGATACGGCCGCCGGGTTCGGTTCGGCGGCCGATCGGTTCGCGGTCGCCGGTTTTTATTTCGCTGCCATCGCTTCACGAACCGCCGCCGCAATAACCGCGCCGATATCGACAGTTTTTCCGGTCGCACCGTTTCCGCGCCGGGCACGGCGCGTTTCCCATGCTTTCCGCGCACGGCGTGAAGCCTCTTCGGCGGTCGGCTTTTCAAAAATCGGTTTCGCTTTCGCGGTCGGTTCGGGCACGGTCGGCACGGCGGCGGCGGCCGGTTCGGTTTTAATCCGATCGACGATTGCTTTTAACTCCGATTCGAGCCCGGGCACGGCCGCGACCGATTCGAGTTTTTCGATTCGTTCGACGATAGCTTTTAACTCCGCAACGACCGTTTTAATCGTCGTTTCGTTCGTCGTTTCCGCCGCTGCTACTCGCGTTTCGATCGCGCCGATTTTCGCAACGATCGTTTCGAGGGTTTTCGCAAAGATTTCGCCGTCACTTTTTTTCGTGGCCATAATAAAAACTCCGTTTCGATTTTCCCGGCCGCGCCGATCGCTGCCGTATAAATTCCGTATCGGTCGATCGTCGAAAAACTTAAGCGAATATTTCGGCCGATCGTCGGTTTTATATATACGTTATATATATTCGTCGCAAGCGAAAAAAACCGCTTGCTTTTCGCGGTCGTATCGCGTATTTCGATATTAACGGCGTATATACGTTTTATATATCGTCGAAGCCAAAAACCGTGCCAAAGGAGGGGTGTCAGGAAATTAGACAGGTGTCAAAAATTTCGACAGTGTAGTGTTCTTTGACAATTGAATAGACGTTTGACAGGGAGTGTCAAAATTATGCTCGGATACGACGAAAATCAGACGCGATCATCAGGCATCGAATGGACTTCGCATACCTGGAACCCATTTGTCGGGTGTTCGATCAAAAGCGCAGGCTGCGTGAACTGTTATGCCATGGCGTTGGCTGAAAGACTGCAAAAAATGGGTCAGGACGCATACCGTGGAACGACAGAGACTACAAAAACCGGCAAAACTGTTTGGACTGGTCGAATAAATCAGTCAAAACTCGATAAACCGGCCAAAATCAAGCAGCCGAGCGTGATTTTTGTAAACAGCATGTCTGATTTTTTCCACGAAAATGCGACTGATTTGATGCGCATGAGTGCGTTGTCAGTGATGGAGCGTGAAAATCGCCATCAGTATCAGATATTGACCAAAAGACCGGAAAATATAGCCAAATTCATGCAGAATATGGGCATTTCCGCGTTTCCTGACAATATCTGGATTGGTGCGACCGTGGAAAGCGGCCTGGTCAAGAGCAGAATTGATGAAATTCGCAGAATTCCCGCGAAAATCAAATTTTTGTCCATTGAGCCTTTGATTCAACCGATCGGTGAAGCTGATTTCAGCGGAATTGATTGGGTGATCTCGGGAGGGGAATCTGGACCTAATTCACGTCAAATGAAGGTGGAATGGGTGGCCGAGGTTCACGAAATGGCCAAAAAACATGGTGTTCGGCACTTTTTCAAGCAGTATGGACTGCCGCAAAACAATCCATTATGGAATGAAGCGTTGAAACTAGGAGAACATCCTGCGCGATATGTTTCGCAGAATGATCCGATAGGAAAAGGTGGGAGCAAACTGTTTGGTGAATACGTGAAGGAATTTCCTGCAAATTTCAGTGTTGCGAACTATCAATGAAAAAAATGCAGGACTGAAAATCCTGCATTCCATGAAATGGGTTGTAATTTGCTTATAAACCATCGAAACGGAGTCTATGCAGAATTATGAGAAATTCTGAGGCAGAAATCCAGGAAATAGTTCCAATATCCGAGGTAATTCAAGCTGAAAAAGGCTATTTTTTCAGTCCTGGAGCCTTGCGTGCGTTTCGGTCCACGTATTCTGATGTTGCATGGCGATATGCTGGTGGTTTTCTTTTCTGGACTTCAGAAAAATCGCCATCGGCAGGCTCAAAACGCCTATATTCTGTGCGTTTCATGTCAGAACAGGGGCGAGTTTGCACGATGGGCAAATTTCAGGAATTTTCCTCTGCGCGAGCTGCCGAGCTGCGAATAGCTCTTTTGCTGGCGGGAGGTGAAATTTGAAAAATCCTGAGAAATTCCACGAACAGGACAGAATGCTGGATCCGATCACCTATCACGAATTATTGCTAACGGTGCATTGCAATGAACCTGTGATCAATGCCGAGGTGGTGAAAAAGGTTTTTCGGCAAATTTTGGAATACAAGATAATTGATGCGCAGGACGCCTTGCAGCGGAATCTGCCAGGATTGGTTGAGGAAGCACTAAGGCGCAGAAAAGAGAGCGCGGGTTAGAAACTGAGGCCTGGGGAACCGGGCCTTTTTCTGGAGCTGGAAAATGATGAATCGCCATCCTGATGTGATTCAGGCCTGCCGCGAGGTGAATCGCCTGATTCGTGATCTGGAGGACCGCGGTGTAGTGCAGAATCACGAGGAAGCGTGTTTGCGTGTATCCATGATTTTGCGCTTCGAGAGCTACAAGGAAATGTATCAGAGTTGCATGAACGCTGTTCGTGCCAAAATCGTGTTGGAGAGGATTCGGGAGCATGATGGACAGTCTCGCACAGCTAAAATACCTGATTGATCAAATTCCAGATCCCCTGCTGAGACAGCATTTTCGGAACTGGATTCATGATCATGTGGAGTTGGTGGAAAACATTCAGCGGATTGGGAAAATCGTGGTCGATTCCTACCGCGGCAACAAGGAGGATTTGATTCGCCACGAGGAAGTGAAACTGTGCAATAAAATCGGCCTTCGTGCCGGCCAGGATTTCGTCAGGATCTCGCGCACGGAGAACAGGGAATTTGTGGTGCTGAAGGGTGTGGCGTGTGTTCTGAGGTATCCGAAACCGGAGGTGGTTGGTACATGATGTACCGCGGGGAAATTTTCAGGAGATTCAGATGGCTACCAGGAAGATGAAAAGTGAAGTGGTGATTTTGAAAGTGACAGAGGACGAGAAGAAAAAATTCAACGATCTGGCGATTGAGCATTTCGACGGGAACGTGTCAGCCCTGGTTCGATTTCTGATGAAGAAATTCGAGCAGGAGCAGAATCGCCGCAAACGCGCATAGGAGTGAATTATGGCTACGGACTGGAGGACGCTTGACCTCGGAAACCCTGAACACAGAAAGCAGCTTGTTTTGGAGCCGATTTCGTTTGAGGATTTGATAGAAGAGGCGAAAAGGATTCCTCACTCAAGTCCGCTTCGGGTTGCAGCGTTCATCAAATCACACATTCTGGAATCTGCATTTTCGATCGCTGACAGTCTGGTTGCTGGATACTGTGATCAGATTTGGGAGATTGCCGAGAGGGAGAGACAGAAAAATGGCGCCTGAACCCACAGCGGTACTTCTCTGTCGTGCGGTGGACCAGTTTGTTCTGGATCTGACGGAGGATGGGAGTTTGCCTGCTCTGCCTGAAATTACGCAGCAGCACATTCGTTCAAAGGTCGAGCGTTTTGCAGACCGTGTTTTTGAGCTGGGGTATAACCTTGGTCGAAACAACGAGCTACAATGATGGGAGTCCCGGGACTCTGTTCTCGTGGGCGACTCTGAATTTAGGGGGATTGGGGTTTCGGCCTCATTCCCCCGACCAATTTTTAGGGGTAAATCTGTGGTTAGGACTTTGGAAGAGGAAGTCGATTTTTTCGACGACGACGACCACGAAATAAACCTGCTGGTGGAATACCAGTTTGAGCGCCGGAAACTGCCGGAAGGTGATGAGTGGGGATATCTGGGTTATCGAATAATCCGGGCCTGGCTGGATGGGGAAAAAATCGAGCCTGGCCGTTTGACGGGAAGCCAGCGGGCCAGTGCTCACAACGAAATCTGTGCGAAGAAACCGGACACTCGATTGCTGGACTGAGAGAGTTTTGGCGAGTCCAGGAGGGAGGCAACCCTGCAGGCGAAAGGTCTGTGGGTTTTTCCTGTGGGTGCCTCCCAAGGACTCATGGCAACCACGCAGGAGGTGGGCCACTGCGTTAGATTGTACCACCCCCTGCCCCCCAACCTATCCAGGTCTTTTTGACTTGGTATGTTTGGAGAACCGGGTTTCGGGAAGGCAGGTCCGAATTTTTCGATTCAGACTGCAATCCACTGCGAAAAATCCTTCCCAGGCTGGACGCGGCTTTCGAGGAAATCGCCTCGAGCTCACCTTATGGCCGTCTATCATCGGGTGCTGTTCCATGTCTGATTCCCAAAAAAAAGGACCGGGGAAAATCCCAGGTCCCAAGAGACAATCCCTTGCCATCTGTACCGTGCTATTTTTTCAGGTTCAGAAAGCACTGGCTAGTGTCGGGCAGGAAGGCCTCGAAAAAAACATCCAGTGCGAGGTAGGCCGCATCGTCGATGGGAGTGGCGGTTTCCTTCGCCTTTGCTTTCAGCTTGGCGATAATTTCGTCCTTCTGAGCGCGAACCACAGGCACGAGAAAGCACTGGATCTGGTTTGCGAGTTTTTCGACGTTTTTCTGTGTCAGTTGTTTGAGCAGGAATTCGACCACGATTCCGATTAGCCAATCTTTCATTTGAGCCCCCAAAGTGTTGGTGCTCCTATTATACCGTAGATTTGTATTGGCATGTTTGCCGTGCGGAATCCGGCAGGAGTAAAATGGAGTTTGCGTCCTCGGTTTGGCTAATTCAAAAAAACGCACGGTCAAATAATTGGCAGGCAAGGGCTGTAAAAAATCGAGAGGCCGGAAAACTTGTTGAAATTTTTCCCGGCCTCACTCATTTTTCGATCTGAATTTTGATTGATTGCGCAGTTTAAAAAAATTCGTTGTCCAAACGAAAAACCAGAAACCAGAGCTGATCTTGAAAGTTGTCCAGGCTTTAGATCTACCCTTTGCGTTTCGCTTCGGAGAAAGCAAAATGCTTTTGTGCTTCTATATCGCCGATGATTCGGCGTCAATGAATTTTCAATCCTCCCAATCAAATTTTCAAGCCTTTTATAATTTAAATGTACGCCATACCCAAAGGGTGTTTGCGAAATCCTCCAGTCGTTTCGGAGGTGTGGCATGAGTGCAGCGCCTGCCGTCAAATTTCACAAGCGATCCAACGCGCTCCGCTCTGAATCCAAATCCCGCGGCAATTTCGCAATGGTCCCCAAGGAAATCCTTCTGAAAAAGTGGCCTGCTGCCCGGTTCAGAATCTTTACCTACATCCTTGCATGTGCAGACGATGCACTGATCTTTTCCTGGACGCTGGCTAGCGAACTGAACCTGTCGCGTTCGACAGTGATCGGTGAAATTAACTGGCTCGTGCGCCATGGGTATCTGGGTGTCCGCAAGGTTGGGATTAGATGTCCTGACGGATGGCGCGATGCGCATACCTGGGATGTGCTGCCGTCCTCTTCCTGGCGTGAAAAGGCTGAAACCCCGTCGCGCACCCGCATCCAGAAAACCGGACACGAGCCAGAATTACCTGAAAACGAAAATCCTGATTCCACGCAGGTTTGCGAACCGCAGTGTCAATCGCCCACGTCCAGGAAACTGGACACTTTAAAAGACAGAAGAAAATATAAATCCAAAACTAAAGGGGGGAAATCCGCGGGCAATAAAATTGCCCCCCGTGACAAGGCGAGTGAGGTCACTCCTATTCGTCAAAAAATCACACTCGATTCCCTGGATGCCGATATGAGCGCAGCGATAGACGGACGCGCCATGGGATGCAGGGAACGGGAGAAGTTTCTGCGAACCCACCTGATCCAGAGATTCAGCCGCGATCAGATTCAGATGGTGATGCGGTGGCGCTCTGGACCGAAAGCGAATTTCTTCATCAGAGAATTTGGTTACGAATTTTGGCGACCTGCCTATGAATACCAACGCAAACGCTATTGGGACAATCTGCGCAGCCTGGACTACTGGGCACAGCTTATCGAGCTGGCGAAAACCGAGGCTGGGGTTTCTGAACCTGCCGCGGTCGAGGCCGAACCTGCCCCATCCAATCCCGAGCCTTCAGAGCCCGATTCCCCCCCTCAGCAGTCGCTTTGGGAATTGCCACTGCCCACGCCAGAGGAAGAAGCCGAAATGCGGGCTGCGTTCCTGGCTGCGATCACGAAGGGGTGAGCCCATGGTGACAAAACAGCCCAAGCCATTCCATCATATTCCTGAGCGGGATCGGGTGAAGCCTGGTCCTCAGAAAAAATTCGTGGACGAGCTGATTAGGAAACTGACAGCTCCCGAGCCGAAGAAGAAGGAGGGGGAAAGGTGATTCATTTTTTCATGCGATTTTTAGGCGGAAGTGGGGCAGGCGTGGTGGCTGGTCTGCCAGCGTTTCTGCTGTCAGCGTCGAGGGAGGAATGTGGCGGGAAATGGGTGGTTGGATTTTCGGAATCTTCAACCACGAACCGGATCACCTGTCAATCCTTCTCGGACTCGGAAGCAGCACTGCGTGCGATTTCCAACAAGTGCCGCCTTGGGTCAATTGTACGCTACGTTCGTTTTGAGCGGGAGGCCGGCGCATGAAAGGTGAATCGTCTGAACAGTTTCTGCGTTTGCTCGATATTGGCTGGACCGCTCTGGCGGTGGTTTTCCTGCTGACGATGTATGGCGTGTCGCTGCGTGTGAAAAATCCGCATCTCAGTGATCGTGAAATTCATTCCCGCGTGATTGGCTTTTTCTTTGAACACGGAGGCGAGACGCCATGAGGCTTTTAACTCAGGAGGAAGTTTCGATTCTTCCAGCGGGAACCGAGGTGTGGGTGATCTGGGCCTGGGGTTGGATGCCGAAGCGTTATGTGATTCGGCACCGCGGAGGATTTGCCTGCGCGGTCTGCGAGGAAACGCCTCAGAAGGTTGCAGGCGTTCTCGGTATGGTGGGGAACACTGTGTTTGACGATCGGGTGTGGATCGCCGAGAAGACGATTCCGGTTCACAGAGAGCAGGTGGCAGTGTGCATGGCTTGATTCTGGCTGCGGTTTTGTCTTCGTTCAACAATGTGCAGGTGACGAGGGTTTACGATGGCGACACTTTCATGGTCAATCTTCCAGCTCAGGCGCCTGTTTTTGGGGAAAACATCAGTGTCCGCATTCTCGGCATTGATACGCCTGAAATTCTGGATGAAAGACCTTGTGCAAGGAAAGCCGCTCAGGAGGCGCGGGATGCGCTTTCGGGTCTGATGAAGGGTTCCGTGGTGGATCTGGTGAACTGCCAGCGGGACAAGTATTTTCGTCTCGCCTGTGAGGTGCATCTGGATGGTTGGATGGATGCCGGCGAGGTTTTGCTTTTCATGAATCTCGCAGTTCCGTATGATGGCGGCACGAAACCGAAATGGTACTGTCGGAGGCCCTGATGAAAACCTATGATCCCAGGAAAGTCAGGATTTCCATAGGCGGTATCGAGATTGAACCTGTGACGGAGGAAATCGCCATGAATGCAGGCCATCCATCGAATCGAGTCTGTGAGGAAAATCTGGACGATGTTTTCACATATCATGCGGACGCGCGGCGTAATATCCACTACGAAAAGATCCGCGATTCGGCGAAGGAATTTGCTCGTGCGATTCTTGAAAATTCGCCGGATTGTGCAGATAAGAGCGTTGCGCTCCGAAAGGTTCGTGAAGCGGTAATGGCAGCAAATGCGGCAGTGGCGCTCGCGCCTGAGTATCCGTGGTCGCAGTGAGAGAGAGACACCAGTAGTCAGTAAAAGAGTCAGAGGCCGCAGGAGGGAATTTTCTTCTTGCGGTTTTTTTGTGTGAATCGTAAAAGCGATGCAAGCGTAATTTGATGGAGTGCGCGAAAGTCTGAATGCCTGACGGCACAACGACCGCAGAATCCTCCCGAGGCATCCCTGCCTTATCCGTTCTGCAGAAATCCCTGGAATGGGAATCCGTCAACCGTCTGTTGAACTGCCTCAAATTTAAGTTTTGTTAGGAATTCAGCGCCGAAACCGTGAGGCCCACGGCGCGATTTTTTTTCACGCTCGCCTTTCTGCATGGCGAAAAAAAAGCGTGTTGCAATTTTGTTTTCGGTGCTGTAACAACGAAAGTGTTTTCGTTGAAAGCCGCTCGGCGTGCGGGACTGGTGAAATACCTGAGCGCCTTGCTTAAATCCTGGAGATGTAAATGTTAGTGTTCCGAGAAGGGAGCCAGCCATGGCTCTGATGAAAGATTATTATTCCTACAAAGCCCTCAGCAATTCCGGCATCAAAAGAATTCTGCGATCCCCTGCGCACTTCAAACACTGGCTCTCGGCCGAGCGCAAAATGTCAAAGTCCCTGATTCTCGGGGAATTGGTCCATTATTTTCTCCTGCGTCCCGACCTCGTTGCAGATGAGGTCGCCGTGTTCGAGAAGGGAAAAACGCTCGACAGCAAACTTGGCAATAAATTTATCCTGAACAACCCGGATAAATTCTGCTGTACCCGCGACCAGTACGAATATGCCGAACACGTTTCCAAAACAATCCTGCAGGACAGGCGTGTCAGCCGTTTGATCGGACTGCCCAACGCCAAGCGCGAACACCCGATTATCCAAACAATCAATGGAGTGCCCGGAAAAGCACTCTACGATTTGCTCAGTCCCGAAATCATTCTGGATGTGAAAACGCACAGCGACGAAGGCGGATACTTCAATAACGCTGAAAGTTTCGACGCCAACTTTTTCAAGTATGGCTACGATATTCAGGCCGCATGGTATCAGCGCATGGCTGAAATCTGGGATGGAATGCGCCGCGACGTGCTCTTTCTGGTGGTCGAAATGGAGGAACCATTCGCCTACACGATTCGGCAGGTTGAGCAGGACGATATGGATTCGGCGTGGACCGATTGCGAACGCGCCATCGAAATCTATAAGGAATGTCTGGCGACTGACGTTTGGCCTGGTTATCCGTTTGAAATTCGGACCATCAAAAAACCGAAGTGGCGGAAGATGCAGCAAATGGCATGAATGCTAAAACCCCGCAGGACTGGTGAAGCCTGCAGGGTTTTTCTCGGATCATTCGACACCTGGAGATGCCCTATGTCCGTAATCAAAATCATAGCGCGACTGATTCCGTGGCGCAAGCCCTCGTGCGTGAAAAAAAATCCCCAGGTAATGGACACACTCTACCTAACGGGCCGTCAGTGGCTCAATATCCCTATCCACAAATGAAAAAAAGGAGCCAGACATGGCCAGCGCACCTGCAATCCAGAAACCCAAAACCCCTGAATTCTACCTCGAAACACAGTTTGAGCAGATCAAAATGGCACTCCCTCGGCACGTCGATGCAGAGAGGATGCGCCGCATCTGTTTGACGGAACTGCGCAAGAACGACAAATTGCGCGAGGCTGCCAACCGCAACCCCCTCAGCTTTTTCGGCTCGGTGATCCAGGCTGCACAGCTCGGACTTGAACCAGGATCAGGCCTCGGCCACTGCTACCTGATTCCCTATGGCCAGGAAGTTCAATTCCAGCTCGGATACCAGGGGATGATCGAACTCGTGATGCGCACAGGAAAACTCGCCAGTCTGAAAACCGGGGTGGTCTGTGACGGCGAACTGTTCATCACGGAAACCACGCACGAAGGCGAGATTTTTCGCCACATGCCGGATCTTGAACTGGATATCAGGGACGAGTCAAACATCCGATACGTGTACGCAATCGCGCGGCTGAAGGGCTCCGAAATCCCGCTCATAGAAATCATGACCAAGGCGCAGGTGAATGCGAACGAGGCCAAAAACCGCAAGGGGCAGAAACGCAGTGGTCCCTGGAACGATTACTGGCCGGAAATGGCACGTAAAACCGTGTTGCGCAAAATCTATAAAATGCTCCCAAAAAATCCGGAGATGGTGGAGCTGATGGAGCGCGAGGACGAAGGCAACACGAACATGGCAGACGTTGCCAAACGCGCAGGCCTGGATCGCACCATGGGAGGCAGCAGCCCACAGACGACACGCACAGGAGCTGCGAGTGTTATGGCCGATATTATGGAAGCCGAAGCAACCGTGACGACAGCCGAGACAAACCCTGTCTGATTCTCGATAGCGGGCGGTGCGGGTGGTTCCCGCACTGCCTTTTTCCCCCACAAATTTCAAAGGCACCTGGAGAAACAAATGCCTCGCACCTACCCGAAAATCCTGCTCGAATTTCACCAAATCGCTGAACTGGCACAACTCGCAAGAAACGCAGGGCTGGCCAGGGATGGATACTCGCGTGATGATCAAAATAATTTCCTCAAAATGATGCAGGCCGAGCAGGATTACACGGAAAAACTCGTGAAAGAAAATACCGTGCAGAGAGCCGGCGAAACATTTCTCGAAGGAAATCCTCACTGGCTTCCCGAGGACTGCAAAATCGTCTGGACCGTGCAGAAAAAAGGCCGCCGCTTCCTGCCTCTCGATTTGTCCAGGCGATACCTCGTCTGGCACGTCGCGCCGTGCTGCGGGTGTCGCGCCATGGCCATCATGGATCCGGCAGACCAATACCGATACGCCGGCTGCCAGCCCTGCATCAAGGCCTGGGAGGAAGACATGGAGGCGGAATCGCGTCCGCATGTGGAGTACACAACGTCCTGCAGAAAATGCGGCAGTTCTGATGTAAACAGGTGCTGGTGTTACGGCGATCCCTATTAAAGAGGTCTGAACATGCAAAAGGAAAAATGGAGCGACTGCGATAACGGCGGGAATCCCTCGCGGCCTGAAATCGTCCAAATGTTTCTGGACGCGATAACCAGTCACACGCTGGCGCCAGACGAAATTTACGCCTACGTTTTCCTGAAAAACAAACGCGCACACTTCATGACTCTTCCAGCTCCTGCCGGCGAAATCAGGACCGAGATGGGTGCGCGGCTCAGGAAAACCGATGTGCTGAATCTGGATCTGTCAAAGCGCGGCAAAGGCGTTGTTCGCGTTCACTTTTACGAAGAATACTGAGAGGAAAAAAACATGGAACCAACTGTAGTTGTTATCGGTGAAGGATTCAAATTCAGGAACGCGATGGGCGAGGCCTGGGGATTTGTGAAAAGCCAGCAAATGAAGCATGGCAACGAAACAGCGTTCATCGCCATGGCCTACGTCCTCGGAATCGCCTGCAAGTATTCAAAGGACCCGCAGACCTCGCTGCAGAAAGCATACGAGGCCATGAAAAACGGCGTGGAGAGCAGACTATGACATTCAGCCAGCACACGCTTGGAAAATACTTTCGCAAGGAAGGCAAAATATACAGGCACGTCGTTTACTGTGCCGAGCCCACCGCGACACTTCAACTGGTAGGCCACGCCGATCATCAGGTTGGTGGAGCTGTGGGAAGCAGAATCCTGTCGGAATTTGAACCCTTGACCGAAGCTGAGTGCGCACTGCTTGACGAGGCATTCACTGGCGCCAGCATTCCTGGAGAAAAGGAATGAAAAAAATATCCATGCCGTATGAGGAATATCTGGAGGATGTCGAATCAGCGAAAAATCAGCTCTATCATGAGCGCGTTGCGCCTGTGATGGATCTTATCGAGGTCGGCGTCAGCGGAGCCAGAACGCACGACGGCGTTCCCCATTGCTACTGGAAATTCCAGGGAACCGTGGAGGAACTGCTGAACGCGCTCTGCAAAATTCATGGCGTCGATAATCTCCAGCAAACCATGGAGATGCTGGAAAAAAGATTACGAAAACCAGGGGCGATTGGTTAAATGAATCACGTAGCCGTGATATCAGAAATCATGAGGGATCGTAGCCTTACATTCCAGGCCCGATCACTCTACGCATATCTGTTAACAGCTCAGGGCGAAATTCCCTCCCAGAAGGCAATTGCCATGGAAACGGGATGCGCCCTCTCAGTCGTCGCCAAGTATCTGAGGGAGCTGGAGGAAAAAGGCTGGATCAAACGAAGCCGCATCCGAAACCAGCGAGCACTCCGAACCAGATACGAATTTAAAAGGGAGATGCCATGAATTGGGCCGAAGCATTCTTCTATTCAGTTTGTGTGATTGTTGCCGGATATCTGTTCAAGAAGGTTATGGAGGCCCTTTTAAAACCATGGTGAGGAAAAAAAATGATGAAACCACACGAGGTTTTCCTGATGAACTTTCTAACCGATGGTGGCCAGGAACAGGGGATCGCCTACCTGCAGGCGCTCGTGGTCTGGCTGGATCACGAAATTCGCTGCGAACGCTACGAACAGACGATCGAGAAAGGTATCCATTTCAACCGCGCGGCCTCGTCCTATGCGCGGCGATCCAGGTCCATGGCACTATCCCTGGAGCGCAACATAGAAGGCCTGACGGAACAATATTCGCGTGCAACCAGGAAGGATGCCGTGGAACTATCGAATAAACTCTCCCTCGCGGATCTGGTGAAGCAGCGCAACCGCCACGCTGAAATCCTTTCGGCCTATGCCGAGGTGCCAGGGGAACTGAAGAATTATCTGGTGGTCAAATGAAGCGAGGCGAAATGCTCAGGGAATTAAAGGCCAGTGGCTTTCGCCTGGTTAGAAACGGTCGCCGCCACTCCTACTGGATAAAAGGCTCACAGCGCGTCACCGTCAGCCACGGATCACGCTGGAGCGAGGAAATGATTCGTACTCTTTGCATCGCCATCAAAAGGGCAAAATCCGGGGTCTGATCGTCAGGCCCCCTTTACTTCGAGAAAGGTACACGAATGAAATTCATGATTTTCGCAATGGCACTCATGGGTGCCGGCACTGCCCAGGCCTCGGACTTCGTTCTGCCAGGAGAGCCGATCCAGGCCGTGCCCATGCACAGCACGAGCGCAATCCTCCTGTCAGATTTCGTCGAAAATTCCATTCAGCCTGCCGCCGTCCTTCAGGTGCTCTCCATCGACGGACAGCAGATTATCCTTGTCGAGCGCGATGGGAAACACGCCGCACTCGTCAGCCAGGAAATCATGGATCGGCTGACGCTCCGCATCGAAGGTGAGGGACAGGATAAAAAGCAGCAGGGCGGATACTGCGACAGCTCCTGCATTGATGATGCAGTAGGAAAAGGCCTCTCAGGATCGCTCGGAGGCGCAAAGGATGGTGCAGTCGTCGGCGCTGCAGTCGGAGCTGGAGCAGGCGCTTACGTCGGCGGGCTCCCAGGCGCAGGCCTCGGCGGATTTATTGGTGGTGGTGTCGGCGCAGTTGGCGGTGGCGCAGTTGGCGGAACCGCTGGCGCCATCGAAGGTTACAACACATGCGAAAAGGAGAAACACGACAAATGCAAAGACGGGAAATGATACTCACAGCGGAAAATTTAGTTCGTCTGGTTCCGGCAGTGGTTTTCCTTCTGAACTGCTACGCCATCGGAATTATCGCGGATCTCGCAGGGAATACCATGGCCGCTATCGTCTGTGGCACAAATTCAGCAGTGATCGGATTCGCCACAATCAAATGGACCGGAATTTATCAGCCCAATATGCAAAAGTGGGAAATCAAAGGATTCAGAATCGGAGGCATGATTGCCTTGATTTTCGGCCTCGTTCTCGCCACAGTCGGACTGGTGAACATGATTTATACATAGGAGTATTCAATGCCTGAATTGACCAAGCGCGAACACTTCGCTCTGGAAATCGCAAAGGCCATGTGCAATGGCAACATGAAAATCAAACGCGACGTGGACGATCTCGTCAAGGGTGCGATTCGCGCTGCTGACGCCATGCTGGCTGAACTGGAAAAACCAGTGGAACAGCCGCCAGTGGATGCGCCTGAAAAGGAAAAAGGCAAAGGACACGACAAGGACAAGGACGAGGACTGATCATGAAAATGGGTGACGCAAGCTTTCCGATTAAAATTCTGGCCGCCGCTGCCATAGGATCCAGCGCCATATCTGCAATCGTCGCAACTGTGCTCATGGTGATGAAGGATCCCGAGGTTGCACGGCTCGAAATGGATCACGAGGCCTGTGTCACCCAATGCGTGACCATTCTAAGGGACAAACAGGTTTTTCCTGACTTTCAGCAAATGGTCAATGAATGCTCCAGGAAATTTGGCGCCGGGTGCTTCCTGGTGAGCGAAAAACTGAACGAAAAAAAATGAGGCTCCCCATGGACGATATTCAGCAGCTCATGAACCTGTGCATAAAAATCGTCGGCTCTGACCACATCGGCGAAATGGGTGAAGCCGCCAGAAACGATGTTCACGATTCACTGCTCGCGCTCGCAACGCAGAGCACACCAATTCCCAAGGAAACCTACGAAAACCTCGTGGGAAACATGCTGCTCTATTATCTGACAGGACTTCTGAAGGGGTATAACCTTGGAATCAAAATGGCAGCCGATCGAGAATTATAGAGGCATCGGAAAACGCGCTCTTTTTGTCGATGCAGACGATTTTATTTTCACCGGAGAAGGGTTTCCTGACTACTCACGAAAATCTGATTTCGTCTTTCTTGACGATGCGAATTTCAAATTTGAACCAACCCATTTCATGCCCTTGCCGGAACCGCCAAAGAGGAAAAAGAACAATGACGGAGTTTTTGCTAACAGATAACGTGATCCACCGCATTCAGGGAATTCAGGCCATCTACAACAAATTCCGCGAGCAATGCGTGGAAAAAGGCTATGAAGACGCACACACGGTCGCCTACGATCTGACAGTGGTCTACCTGGAGCAAACCAGGAAAAACACGATCGCCATGACCAAGGTGAACACCGATGGAAATTGAACACGTCAGTCTCGCAATAAGCACCGGGACACTCTTCGTTCTGATTTACCTCGTCTGGTATCTGCAAAGACTTCAGGCGCAAATTCATGAGCTGAGGAAGCGAAACGCTCAAGCGCAGCCGCAGCAGGATAAAGCCGAACTGCCAGCATGGGGCAGAAATGTTCACCTGGATAAACCGCCAGGAACGCGCATCTCCGAAATCGAGGAAAGGAAAACGCACTGATGGAACTGAACCGCGAACAACTCGACAAGCTGAAACGAAACTACCTGAATTCACGCGGAATCGGCGTGGATCTTTTCTTTCCCGGGACAGAGAAGTACCGCGAGGAATTGGAAAAGTTCAAAGACGAAATGGCGGCGAAGTGGAAGCTGGAGGATATGATGAAGGCCTTCCCTCGGGAGAGGTTTTTCCTCGAACACAACCGCGAGAAAGGCCAGGAAATTTCGCGTTTCGATTTAGGCCATGGCTGGCTCTACACCAGAACCGTCTGGAGCGGCGATAACATCGACGGCAGCATGGTCTTTGTTCCGAAGCAGGAAGTGGAGCTGGCAGAGGAACCCAGTATCATCTCCAGCGTGGCTGAAGGCTCGCTGAGGGTGGAACGCAGGGACATTGACGACGAGACGTTTTAAGAGGCTCCCTGACCCGATCCATGCGTGGATGAACCGCGGACAGGGAGCGAAAGAAAAGCAAACCCCACCACACGCTCCCATTATCCCACGATCTGAAAACGTGGTGCAGCACGGGTTTTTGGCTTATCATGAAGGGGAACCACAAAGGTCCCAAAAAAATGATGGAAGAGAAAAACCCCTCGAAGAAAAAAGCGGCGATCACCTTCGCCATCGCTATCAGCGTTCCTGCCCTGACAGAAATCGTCATCGGTTTCGTGAAAGTTGCTGCCGCCATCATTCGGGAATTCATGCGCTGATTTTGCATGGAACCACTATTTTTGCAGGACAAAACCACCGCAGTATTTTATAATTCCGCAAAATGCAGTCCTTACAATTTTGATTCCGTCAGGTTGAATTGGTTATCAACAGCGTGCTGTGGAAAATTTGGCCGTGGCGGGCGACAATCATCAGGTGGTTTTTTTTGCAGGCAGTTCAATCTTACAAAGGGCCAGGAATAAAATGCAACCCGCACTCTACCTTTCCATGTTCGACGGCGTAAACTGCTATTCCCGCAAAGACGTGAAACGCGCAAAGAAGAAAAAAATCTGGGAGCGCATCGGAAAAACCGTGGCCTACGGAGCAGCTATTCTGGCCGCTGCAGTCGGTGGGGAAAACTTCATGGAGTACGCAACCGTCTCCGCTGCCCTCTGCCTCACCCTGGAGTGCCTGAGATAATTTCCAGCCAGGTCTTCCCCATCGAGGTCCCGGTTCCACACCGCAAGGGCCGTAGTTTTTTCATGCCCTGAATCACCACCATGGGAATAACTCCAAAAACCATAACCGCGTGTTTACTCCAAATATCCCCCGAAGGTATAACCAGAAAAACGCCCACCCACAGGAGAAAATCCAATGCCGGTGAATCGGAAAATCGACAATGACCAAATGAACAAACCGTTTTTGGAAAAAGGCGCAGAAGTGATTTGCCCAAACTGCAAAAAGTTTCAGGCCAGGGTGACGCAAAATATCCCCTACGGCACAGGCCTGAAATCCAGCATGTTCGAGGGACCAGCCATAAAAAAAGGAGCGCCAATGAAATGCGTGGAATGCGGAATGCCCTGGTTCCTGGTAGCGACAGGACAAATCCACCTGAAAGGCGGGTGGTTTCCAAAATCCAGTTGAGCTAAAATTTATTCTTCAGTTTCCCTATAGAAAAAAGAAAAATGAGTTGCGGCCTGCGAGTAAAACCCACAGGCCGCATTTTACTTTCAAAGGATCGCGCAAAAGGGTGACGAACTACAAACTCGTGAAGCTCATCGTGGACAGAATCGAACAGGCGATCATTGCCAAGGCTTGCCTCTATTGTATCTCGAAGATCCTCGGCGTGCTAGGACCCCTCCTGGCCTGGATTTTCAGCTAAGTGATTCCTCGACTTTCAGCGATTCCTGAAATTTGAATTTGAAAACCTTCCCGCTGATTGTCAGGTCAATCTGAAAATCAATTCTGTCACCGTCAGCCAGCGTATCGGTGAAAACCGAATCCAGAATAATATTGATCAAACCGGATCCTGCCGGCGAGACGATTTCAATATCGCCGTCCGCCAGCGTCACAGACGAAACTCCGTTGTCGCTGTTTTTGAACGTCGCCACGATCGCTGTGCAATTCGTCAAATCCAGTGGAGCACCGGATTTCTTGCGAAAGGCAAAGGGAATCGTGCGGTCCTCGCCACGAATGAGACTGATTTCCCCCTGAGTACGAGCCATAAAAATTCCTCCTTTGCTTATTCGCAGATTATTTCGCCAACAATCACATCGTCCTCGATAACGGCCAGGACTTCCTCTCCATCAATCCGGTCAACCTCCTGAAGCGAATAGACCTCTTCCGCCTTCGCCACCAGTGTCGTCCCGTCTGATTCAAAAATCGAAAAAACAGCGTGGACGTTCGCCGTCTCAGGCATCGCCAAAGCACTGCTGGCATAATATCCAGGACTGCCGGGAACCAGCGTAAGTGCCAGCGCAGCCTCAATCTCGGTGTATGGGTTCAGCGTGAAAATGCGAGCGCGAACAACATAGTCAGTTGCTTCGTCGCTCACAGCCACAAACAATGGAATCGGTTCTGCGAGTTTTACTGGGATCATTTTTAAGAAGTCCTATAGATTTGATATCCATGATAGTCGATTAAAAATCCTTTAGATGTTGCAAGACCAACAAGTCCTATTAACTGTGGACCATAAACAATATTTGCAGGCATCAATGGTGCAAAGTTCGATAGGGTTGCAATCAAAACATCATTGACATAACCTTGATAAGTTATCGACCCGACGTTAAGTGTTACGACAATCTTAACTTTCATTGAGTTTGTTCGTGTCGCATCAAAAGTCGTATCGACCCAGGTGGAATTATTGTTGGCCGTTCGTGTTCGCCAGTACCATCGGTTGGTCGTTGGTGCAATTCCATTGCATTGTATGCCAAACCAAAAATCATTCGATTGATACGCATCATCATTTAAGCCAAAAGCAGAACCAGGATTAAGACCCTCAAAGAAAGCTGAGTCATTAACAGATTGAAGGTCGTTGTGCATTCCAAGCTTAGAATGAAAAACTATCTTTTGAATGGGCAAAGCCACCATGGAGCCGCCATTCGTGGAAAACGAAAATCCATTTGAGGATATGCCGCTTCTTCCGCCCTGTCCGGTCACTAGAAATTGTAGCTGGCCCCATGCTTGGCGAAGAATATCCCATCCTGCTGAATGCTGAACAGATGCCGATCCGCTGGAATACATATTTCCCATGGCTTTGGTATATATCGGGTTGGTCCCTTGGTAGGTCGCGTAATCATCCCATTCAGAAATTATAAGCGGTTCGAGAGGTTCACCACCACCGCCGCCGCCAGTTGGCGCATCAATCCACTCGACATCGTAATCTGTATCGCTCGCTTTCGCTGCGATCTGCCCTGTCGTGCCGCCAGGAGCCAAACCAGGACCAGCGGGACCTGTGTCGCCAGTTGCACCTGCGGCACCGGCAGGGCCTTCCGGGCCTTGAATATTTCCCTGGAGTGTCCACGTTCCGGCAATCAGTTCGTAAATATCTCCCGTCGCAGTATCAAGATAATGATCACCATTCGCCTGACCGGAAATAGTACCAGGAGCACCGGCATCGCTATACCAGCGCGAACCAGGACCGCCTCCACCTCCACCTCCACCAATTATCGCCAAAGTCATGCGCTCATCTCCCAGTGCTTTGAAAGCTGACGACGGAATTCAAAAATCGCGTCCACATACGCCTGATTCTGAAATTTCCCATCGTCAGTCAGTTTCACGTTTCCTGCGTTATAGGCGCAAAGCGCCTTTGCGATATCGTTGTTGTATCGCTCCATCTGGTAGAGAAAATATCGCACGCCATGATCGAACGCCACACGTTCTGCCCAGCAAAGGCTCATCAGCGGTCCTTTGAAACCCTGCCAGCGTGCGGTCCCTCCCATCACCTGAAGCAGCCCATAGGAAAACGACTGGAGCTGCAATTCAGTCGCAAAACTGATATTCAGCTCCCGCGAGTTTTCCTTCACCTGCCACGGCCACTGGTAGCCAGATTCAAACCGCACTGCCCATGGATCCAGCGCACTTTCGCGCATCGCCATGGCCAGAAGTGTTTCCCTGATTTCGCGCGGAAGTTCCCGCGTCCAATCCTTGATGCGTGCGATAATTTCCATTACGTCCTCAAAATATTGCTTTCAGTGAAGTCTGGCAGAAACGCGCGTTTTTTTGTGCCGAGTTTCGCGTGGAGCTGCGCACCAATGCTGTCCTGCTGGGTTGGCTGTGGCAGTCCGCCATTCGCTTTCAGCCACGAGTAGACGAAACCGGAAACACTGATTTCCTGTGGCGAAGCAGGATTCCAGACACGCAGGCCTCCAGGAAGCGTGGTTTCGGTTCGGCTGGCAGGAACACTCAGCGCCGCCGCTGCTTCAGGAGACAGAAGGCTTGACCAGACAGTGTTGCCAGTATCGTCCTCAGAAATCGCCTCGGAAATTGCACGCTGCCAGTTGTTGTCCTCGGGAAACGTAAGGCCTGGATAGTAGACAACGATATCGCTTGGCTGCGCGGAAATCACATTCTGCAAAACCCAATTGAACGCATAAATAGCGTCGGAATTTGCTGGCGCCTCGCAGTAGCGAATGCGGTTGCGCTCGCATTTGCTCACAAGTAGCTCGCGGGCCTCTTCAGGATTCGCGTCTGGGTAATTCAGATTCACAAAATAATCAGCCGCACGAAACGCGCGTTCGCGGGTTGCTATGAGCTGATCCAAAGACTGAATCAGTTTCTCCACAGGTTCCTTGCCAACGATTACAACGCGGGTATTCATATCTGACTCCTGAGCTGAGAGAGGAAAAAGGGAATTTCCTCTGGTGATGGAAGAATCCGCTGCATCATCTCCGGCGTGCAGAATTCGATGGAAACCTCGTCTTTCTGTACCGGCGACCAGCTCATATAATTATAGAGCCCATCGTGGCCAAAGTCTTTCATGCGCCAGCCGAATTGCCCTTTGCGCCAGTGATACAGGAAATCCGGATGCTTGCAGCTCGCCACAAATGCGATAAAGGCCTCGCCAGCGGCAGCAATATGAATCGGGCTGGAATCGTTGGTCACAACGAATTTGCAGCCTTTTAGCAATGCCACCAATTCTGATACAGAAAGCTGATCACGAAGGTCGATCACATCATCCCGAACGATCGGCACATATCCCAGGGTTTCATCCACGTTTTTCCCAATCAGGCAAACGTCGAAACCATAAAAATGCAGGCTGTCGATCACTGAATTCCACCACTCAACCGGAAACGTCTTCGACTGCCAGTGGCGCCCTGCGTGGACAACAACCAGATTTTGCTTGTGCCTCAGAACATGGTGAATAGGCGAGCTCGCGTCCAGATCAAATTCTGGAAGGCGAACCTGCTTGGCGGAATTAGGGAGCTGGCAACGTAAAGTGGAAACTGAAATGTAGTCCACGCAATGAAGCAATGGGTGAGTGTAAAACTCCCAGTTCAGACTTCTGACGGGACGAATCGTATCGAGAACATAGAAATCATTTTCGTCAACTTCCCCTGGTCGATAAGCACGGCACGGGAGATGCGAAAAAAGTTCAGGCATATCAGTCTGAATCGAAATCGAAACACTGAGGAAATTCTGGATCGCAAACGCGATAACAGGCTCGGCGCATACAACGTCACCGAGCCCGCCAGGAAGCTTGAAAAGCCAGCGTTTGTCAGTTCCACGCTGGAGAGCATGAAAGACCCGAAAACTCGGAATCTCCCATGCAGGAATTGTTGCCTTGTCAGATGGCGTAGGGATTGGGTTCATTTCACGTATTCCAGTACCATGATGTTATAGCCGGAATTGTGGCAGATGATTTCGTTTCCGAATTTCACGACACCAGCTCCGACCGTGATTGCGTAGGAAGTGCCAGGGGTCACGTCCACATATTCTCTTGCCACCGCAATTTTCGAGAAATTTGTGTCAAAACGCTGGTTGCCAACCATCTGAACTGGCGAACGCTGAATAGTGGTTGTTCCGTTACCTATAGCGCCGTCGAGGTTGTCACCCCAAACCCACAATGTTCCGTCAGCCTTCAGACCTGCATAGAAAAAATCGCCTGCATTGCAGTGGATAAACGTATGCCCACCTATAACAGCGGTCGGGCTGGAAACCTCCGTGTAACCCACATTTCCAACACCCAACTCGCCATCGAGGTCCAAACCCCATGCCCAGGCTGCGCCACTCGAATCCAGGCCAAGGACCATGTTGGATCCGCTCGAAATGTGCATCCACGTCGCAGGTCCTGCCACCTGTGTCGGCGTGCTCCGACTCCCGCTGCCAGGAATTCCCAGCTCCCAACTTCCATTGGATCCAGCCGCATAAAGCGTCCCGTCGTCCGCCAGAAAAAACGATGTGCTGGCGAGGGTGGCGGAAAGCATCTTCCACGTCTTGGCAGGAGTCGTCACCTGCACAGGAGAACTGCGGGTGGTTGTATCACCGAGGCCGAGCTGGCCGTTTGCGTTGTATCCCCAGCCATAGGCATTGCCAGCCTCACTGATTGCCATGGACCAGTCGGAACCCGCTTCGACGAATTTAAACTTCAGATTGTTCAGTACACGAACCGGCGTGCTTTTGGCCACGTTCGTCCCATCGCCAAGCTGGTAAGAGCTGTTGTTGCCCCATGCCCATAGATAACCGTCCTGGTCGATTCCAAGGCTGTGAGTGCCGCCGCCTGCCACCATTTTGAAACGAACCCCGGTGGCCACCTGAACAGGAAATGATTTGTTGGAGCCTGAATTGTCACCAAGGCGACCGTTCAGGCCGGAACCCCATGCCCAGCACCGTCCCTGCTCATCGAGAGCAAAGAAGTGATAGCCACCGTTTGCCACGCTTTTGAATTTCGGCCAGGGATTTGTGGGAATCACAGGCGAACTTTTCGACGCCGTTGTGCTATCACCCAATTCGCCAGAACCACTGTACCCCCAAGTCCAGAGCTGCCCGTCCTGCCCGAGAGCTAGCGAGGTTGAAAAACCTGCGCGGATTTTCTGGCTCAATTCCCGTGAATCAAAAACCGAAACCAGGACTTTTGTCACGCCGCCTGGAGCTGTCCAGTTGGAATCGGCCGAATACTGCTTGATAATGCGGTTGCTCATGATTGCCTCCGTTTAAATGAAGAACCAGTCCGTTCCGTCAGAAACGATCGTCCATTTGCCCCAATTTGCCTCAAGCGTGTAGTTCGCCGCCACACCTTCAATTTTCTCGCTGCCTGCCCGAGCCAGGGTAATGGCGTTCGTCCCTGCCTGACCGGTCTTGTCCTTCATTGTGAAGCGTAGGCCTGATGCCGGCGTCGGCAAATTTATTGTTCTGGCTGCACTGGTGTCCACCAGCAGAATCGCTCGCGTATCCGCGGCCGTCAGCGTCAGAGGCGAGGAACTGACTGCCGTCACAGGCTCGTCAGTAAGCGCGATAACGTCGTCTGTCACTTCCTCGAAATACTTGTTCCAGGCGTCCTGAGTGTTAAACAGCCAGTTGAAGTGCGAGGCATACGGCGCCTCCAAATCAGCCCAGCCGGCGATCTGTTTTGCTCCAGATGGCTGGATTACGTTCGTTCCAGGATCAGGGTTTGACACGCACCATTCCAGGTGATCTGCTGGCTTTACCATTTATCTAGCTCCTTCTGAGTAAAGTTGGAAATTTACCGCTGCCAAATCCTGCGCTCGGGATGTCAGGATGCGTCGATGGGCCAAACAGAAAACTCGGTCCTGGATCGGCGTAAAAGCCAAGTGTGTCGAGCGCCACACCCGCGAGAATCGCTCGCTGGATGTTATCGTACAGAAAATCTGGATCGCCTGTTGGATCTGCTCCGTCAGACATCAGGGAAATCGAGCAAACGTCAAGGCGCTGAAAGTGGCAAACATCAGCACCCGTGATCAGTTTGAAAATCGCCTTGATCGCCACAGGATCACCCTGCGAGTTGTTGATTGCGATTTTGACCAGAATCAGAACGCGGTAAAGATCATCTGAATAACCGAGGCGGGACTGGCCAACGGTATGGCCGATTTCGTCAAGCTGCACACCAGACGCGTCCTCGATCCATCGGTTATCGTTCCAGTCAATCGCCGCATCCTCGATTTCCTGGAGGCCTGTTACAAATGAAGTCAGAAAAGCCTGGAAATTAGGCTTTTCCTTGTACCGCTCCAAAATCCGCGCCAGGGCCTCGGCTACGTGGTCTGTGTTATGAATGATTTCCGCCATGCCTTACACCACCGTTACGTTAATAGTGATGCGGCTCGTGTCAAACTTCGCACGCTGGCTGTTGGAAATCGTGATGTTATCGCTGAGAGTAGGCAAAGCCGCTGTTCCGATTTTGACCGTCACATCCACGATGCCTGGATAGTCCTCGTCGTTGTTCAAAACGCTAACCAGTTTCGGGAAGACGATCACGTCGTCACCCACCTGAAGATCCGCACCCCATTCCACGATTGCCGCCTTGATATCATCAGCACCACTGGAAATCGGGAATTCATCGGTCACGTCGATATCGAGAATGATATGGATATCCACTTCAGTCGGCCGCGAGAATTTCATTGTCTGGTTGAATCCATCCTCGTCAACATGGATAACTGTTTCCGTGCCGTGCGTGGCGATCCCACCTCCCACTGCCTTCCACAGTTTTTCGGCGATTTCTGCATCAGTTCCGCCTTCCACAACCGCCTCCACAGAATTAGGAGGCCGACCATCGCCATCGACGATTTTGGTTTTGTTGATATAAACCGTGCAAGAGGTCACGTCCTCCAGCTCCAGGATTTTCGCCTTGATTGCCTCGGGAGTACCGGCGCCTGCTTTTGCAATCTGCTGGACACGCCTGATTTTCAGTTCCGCATCCGATTCAGGTTCCAGCCCCAAGGTCGCATCGAGAGGGTTGGTGACAGAATCCCAGCCCGAAACTGCAGTTTCAATCACAGTCAGCTTTCCTGCCAGCGCAATCGTCGCTCCCACGGATTCAGCAGTCGCGGTGCCTGTCCCATTCGGGAGAGCGCCAGGGGTGGTTTCCGCTATCGAAGGAGTGATATCACCAACCGCCACACCATCCGAACTGAGGGTGTTGGATCCCACCGTTATCAGCTCCTTGGGTTGCTCCGCATCGGCACCAGCAAACGTGACCACGAAACCTGCGCCGACCGTTCCCGTGACGTTAACTGTATTTATGGTGGAAAGTGCTTCCAGAGCGGCCTTTACCGCTGCGGCCGAAACGTTATGCGCCAAAGCCGATGTGGACTCGCCATCGAAAACGAGCGTGAATGTTCCACCGACAGGGGTTCCGCTGAAAGTGATGGTCTGGACTTCTGAGGTTCCTGCGCCGATCAGGATATCTGCGTCAGTCACGAATCGCGCATCAGTATTGTCCTCGACAGAAACCACGGAAAGAGCTGGAACAGTCGTGCCGGCTGTTCCGATACATTTGATTCCCACCGTGGATTTTGTACCCTTCTGCTTCACGATGCCGTTATAAGCCACCGCGTTCTGCAGCGATACATCCTCTGCCCAACGAACATAGCTCGCGTTATAAAGCTGCTCAAACAATTCCCACAACAGCGATTCACGCTCTGAGTAAATGCCCACGAGCTGACCAAAAGGCCCGCGTGGGTCCAAATCAATTCCGGCACCAAAAATGCCTTGTAGAGCTGCTTCCTGCTCAAGCTTGATATCTGCCAGACGCTTGGGAACAAAACCCGCAGGGGTTACACCATAAACCATCGCCGCCTCCTTTCAGGATTCCAGGGTAATCTGTTCATCAAAATCTATGATTCCCGCCACCGTCTGAGCCGTGAATGTGACCGCCAGTGTTCGCGTGGCTTTGTCGTATTCAGAATCATAGGAAATCAGAGAGAGGACGCCATCGCTGTTAACGATAACATCCATGATCAGCGCATCGACCTTCGCCACTGTCACCTGCTTGGAAAGAATTTCCGTGAACCACGGTACTCCCAGCGTTGTATCCAGAAACCACTCTCCCTCGAATGTTTCGAGATTTCGGAGAATGATCTGGCGGATTTCCTCGTGGCCGGTCGCCACCTTCAAATTGTTCGTGGTGTGATCGAATTCGATATCACCGTCTGAATTGATGAAAAGATTCATATAAGTGAAACCCCTGCAGCAGTTAATGCGGTTGGTGGACCAAGCGAGTTTGAACCGGAAATCGTCACCGTCAGCATTAGAAACGCCTGACGCATAACAACTGGAAACTGACAGGCGCCGGCAGTGCTGACTGGTGTCAGCGCCGCGAGCTGCGCAGCAATATAGGACTTCGCCGCTGATATCGAGGCAACGTCAATCACAGTGGAGGAAATCGCAGAAAATGTGTTTGCAGTGGTTTTCGGTTCTCCAACAAAGGCACCTGTCGCCACCACCATCGTCGAGGCCAGAATCGCCGTTTCCCAGGCATTGGAAATAACACCGAGGCCTGAACCGGATAAAGCAGCCTGGAAAGCTGCAGCGTTGAATGTGAAGGATCCGGCTGGAACGCCGGCAGAGGCATAAACCGTGGAGCACTTCAGGAGATCATCGGTCAGGTCAGAAAAAAAAAGAGCCAGATTTGCCTTCCAGCTCGTGTCGGCGACGGCAGGCATTTTCGTTGGATCTGCGTAGGCTGATTGCCATGCTGCGGAATTTGCCAGTGCCATGTCACACCAATATCTGATTGAGTTTCGTCAAAATTTTGTCGAGCGCCGTCACGATATTGACGAAAGGTGTCGAATTTATGACAGTGCTCGTCGGTCCCAAAGGATGCGCAAAAGTCATGGTCTGGATTTCAGTGGAAATTTTCTTCGCCTCTGTCAGGCCTTCCTTCACCAGCGTCAAAAGATCGACGGAACCATTGCCGATACTGGCCTTTCCGTCCTTCGTCAGTTTGATCTTTCCTTTGACGCAATCCACGTCAACGTATTCGTCTTTTTTCAGCGTGATCCGCGAACCGCCATATTTGATCTGCAGTGCGGTCCTGTCCGTCTTGATCGTTCTGTTGATGGGGTAGCTGCCAGGATACGCAATCGCATCGGAAATGTGGTGCATCCGTGGATCGCCTGTCAGATCAGTTCGACCATCGGTTTTCCACTTTTCCAGTGAACGCTGAGAAAACCATAAGGTAACAAAATCACCCGGCGCGATCGGCAGCGAAATAATAGCATCGCCTGCGCGAGGATCGGCGAGTGGTACACCTTCAATGATCGGAAGTGAAACGGGCTGATCACTGTCAACATATTTCCTCTTGAAGCAGGGAGCCACAGACAAAAGGCCTGTAGCTTCGTCAACGCTGACAACCCTCGCGGGCATACACACATTCAGAAGTGCAAGACGGTCGTCCAGCATGTCCTCGATAATCTGCATCAAACTCGGCGTTTCAGAAATGTGGCGATTGCTGCTCATAGCACCTTGCTTTCAATGTGGCATTTGAAGTCACCTTCGGAGGTATCCCCTGAAAACTGAACTGAGTTGATTTGCACAAGTCCGTTGTAGGAAAGATTGTTTTGCAGACGAATCAATCCCCCTGGTTTCAAATGCGGAATCAGCAGAGTGTCGAACTCCAGGCCTTTTTCGGTGCGAATGGGACTTGAAAGAAGGCCTGTCGTTGGGCTGATCACAGCCGCGGTTCCCGGCAGCGATTCTTCTGCATCCATGATCTGAACTGTTCCACCCTGGATCGACCAGAAAAAGTTATATTTCAGCGAGAAATTATCGAGAATATCTTTGATCGGCCCCGACAGGGAAAGTCCGTGCTGAACGATATCTGTCGTGATCGGCGATTTCACAAATCCGAGTGGCAGACCCAGTTTTTTGACAACATCCATAACAACCGTCTGCATCGGCGTTCCAGCCTTATACGATTTCTCGAATGTGCCTGTCCGGATTTCAGTCTTGCCATCCACAAGCTTGAACTTACTGATCCAGTCGGGCGATTGATACTCAGAGCCACCCGAGGCATACCCCGAAAATATCTGGCGAGTGAGAGCCTGATAACCGGCTGACAGCTCGATATAAAGACCGTCCTGGGAAACTTTTCCATCTTTCTCGGGAGGTACTTCACAGAATTTCCTCACATCAGCATTCAGGTTGAAAATTTCGACCGTCCCATCATTTGGCTTTGACGAGTTGGTCTTGGTCACATCAAAACGCACGCGAAGGCCTTCGACCTTCACAAAATCCCGCGTTTTCAGGTTCACGAGTTTGACCAGCGCACGACGCAGAAAAAGCTGCTGCAGGGTTTTTTGCGTTTCTGCCATGGTATTTACTCGCTTTCGATATAAACCAGTTTCACATCGCGGCCAAACGTCTCGCGGTCAGGATTTCGGCTCTGACCACTTTCGTCGTAGCAGAAAAAAGTGCCAGGCGGTTTTCCATCCACAACGAAGCCATTGATCAGGGGAATCCCTGTGAGCATCGGAATGCCCATCAAAATCGGTTCCTCGGATTCATTCAGAATATTCATGAGCCAGCGATCCATCCTCGTATTGAAGCGAAATTCGAGGATATAAACCGCATCCTCCAGAGCAATCTGGAATTTGTAGAACGAAGTATCATTTGATACCGGGATTTCGAGGACTGCCATTTAAAACCCCCCAAACAGGTCGTCAAGTTCAGACGTTAGTTCTGTCACGCCGCTGACGGTTTTGGCTTTCGGGTCCTCGGGACCTTGGCGGCCTTTGTCAACTTTGGTTGACGCCGAGTTTGCGGCCTGAATCCCTTTGACGTAATCTCCATCGACCTTTCCTACTGTCAGACTGACTATGTTCACCTTTTCACAGGTCAGGGAAAAACGCAGCGAGCGACCATCACTGGCCGACTGTGGAAACGAAAGCTGCGTGATTACCATATTTTCATACAGGCGCTTTCCTGCCTCACCCTTCTGAAAAAAAGTCCTGATCAGAAAAGGCTTTCGCTCATCCCGCGCCGAAATGAGCGTTTGCATGGCCACCTGTGGATAAGTCCCATCGTCGCGGCTTTTGGAAGTACCGCTGATTTTTGAACCAAGCTTGGATCCCAGAGCTGCACCGAGGCCTGATCCGACCAGGCCGGCGCCACCCACCTTGGTCCGTGATCCGGCGTCACCCAGAAGACCGGCAGCAACACCAGTCAAAATTGCGCTGACCTCGGTTTTGATATCACCGATCGGCGACTCGGAAATGATGCCCTCGATTTTCAAAACCAGAGGCTCAAGATTCACATGGTCGGAAATCAGGGAACCGCCCTGAATCGGATGTTTCGTCACAGATGCGGCCAGATCCGTCATAAGCTGAACCGTACAGTCCACAACAATTTCCTCACCAATTTTGGTGCGGAATGCTTCGCGGCCAAAAACGAACGATGCTATGCCCATCGCTTACTCCACAATTTTTTTGCCAGCCATATCGCCCATGAATTGCAGGTCCTCCTTCGTTTTCTTTTTCAGCGAATCGAAGAAAACCTGTTCCGCAGCTTCCTTGCTGAGGCCGTTCGCATTGATCGTATTGTTGTGCGTGATGCTGACCTGCTGCTGCATCGGGGCTCCTGCCGTCTGAGCCGCCATTTGCGTGCTCGGACCGATCCCGGCCTGGAAGGGATTTACTGTCAACGCCTGACCTACTCCCGGCAGGAATGGGTTGTTGAACATGCCTGCGAACGCATTCCAGCCCTCGCGGATTGAATCGCCAAACGGCAGACTACCGATCAGTCCGTCAGCCATTCCAAGCATGTTCCCGATTTCCTGGTTAAGCCAGGCAATCACGTCACGAATGAGCTGGACAGGCGTGAACAGTGCCTGCTTGAAAACATTGGAAATGTTGTCCGCAAGTTTCACGAAAAATCCGAGCAGGCGCCCGGTCATTGAATCCTTGCCTTCAAGGAATCCTGCGAAATCGTCCAGAAGGAGTGCAGGCAGGCGAACAATGATGGAGATGGCTTTCCCGAATTTCTTCAGGCCCCAAAGAGCGCCGTCAAACACCTTGCCCAGAAATGAACCCTCTTTGCCAACAAAGCCAAGAGATGTCGCAATTCTCGCAAATGCGTTGGCCATCATCAGAGCCTGATTCACAGGGCTGATTTTCCAAATTTCCTTCAGAAACCCGGCGAAACCTCCGAGGTATCCTGTGACGGCTTTCACATAGGGAGTCAGAGCCTTGTATGCCTTCAAAAGACCTTTGGCGCCATCGGCGAACATGATCATGAAGTCAACCGCTTCGGTCTTGATCCACTCCCGGTTTGCTTCCACCCATTTCAGAAATTCCTGAGCCAGTTCCTTGACTGTCGGAAGTACCGCCGTTCCGATCTGCGTACCGAGAACCTGAAAATAGTCCGATATGTTCGAGAAAACCCCAAAAAGGGATTTCGACTGATTGATCATCATATTCGTGTAAATGCCACTGCCTGTCGTCAGCGCAGTGATCGCTTTATTCACGTCAGCAAAGCGAACCTTGCCCTGTTCGATCATTTTGTAAATGGCTTCCTCAGTGACGCCGAATTGGTTTGCAAGCGCCTTGAGCATGGGAACGCCGTTTTCCAGGAGCATGTTCAGTTCTTCCATCGTAACCCGGCCTTTGACCTGCATTTTGCCAAAGGCTTTGGTTATGATCGGAAGTTTTTCAACACCAACGCCAGCAGCCATATCGCCAAGCCGTGTGAGCGTTGGAATGATATCCTCTGCAGCGGTTCCGAAACCCAGCAAGGTCCGCGCCGCCTGAATCAGTTGCTCCTGTTCAAACGGCGTTTTGATTGCGAAGCTCTGGATATCGCCAATCAGTTTTTTCGCTTTTTCTGTGGACTTCAGCATGGTGGCAAATGCGATTTCACTCTGTTCCATCGCACCCGCAGAGGTCAGAACCGATTTCGTGAATGCGCCAAAGGCATAAGCGGTTCCGCCGAGTGCGGCGACCGTTGCTGCCCAGCCCATCCTGATTTTGTTGAAGCCGCCTACAACATTTTCGACGGCTCCTGTGAGGCCTCCGGTGGCAGGATTTACTCCGCGCATCTGTTGGCCCATCTTTCCAAGCATTTTTTCTGCCCGGTGCAGGCCATTCGTGTCTACATCGTATTTGATCTTCGTTACCAGTTCGCGCAGAGTAGCCACCGGAGACTCCTTTCACGTTTTCTTGCTGCGTTCGATGATTTTTTTCTGATAGTAGGCGTCGGCCTCAGCTTTTAAATCCAGAGCCTCGTGGGCATCGTAAAGGTCTGTGATGCTCCACGAGGTCAGAATTTCCGTCAGAGTCGCAATGCCTTCCATCACTGGCCGCCAGATCAACCAATTCACATTGATTGGCCCGGGATCGTAAGGAGGCACATTCAGGAAATTGCCTGTCCTAATTGACCGCGGGCGGCGTCTAAAAAATCGGCGTACTGATACTTCAAAATCTCAAGCACAAGCTTGTGAAGGTGAAGCAGCCTGCCCTGGAAATGAATCTGATAGACGAGTGGACCTTTCATGGTTACAACGTCTGTCGTCATTTCGCGGAGGCGTGCAGCGTATTCCTTGGGAGCGAGAACCTTGCTTAGATTCTGTGTCACGGAATCGAGAAAGCGCAGAGCGAGGTCAATATCGTTCTTTGTTTCCTCGACTGAATCTGTGACGGAGTACGCAGCGCGAAATGATGGCCCGAATGTCTCCAGAATCCAGGCCAACACTTCGGCTGCTTTGTCCACCGGCCAGTGGCCAAGTGTGTACTCTTCTCCATCAATGCTCACTTGCTTTGTCGTTCTCATAATTGCCCAATCTCTTTGAAAGTAAAAAAAATATCGCCTGTTCGATCAAAAGCCCTGGTATCAGGTCGGCTGGCCGCCAACGAACTGGATCAGTTCATGTGTTTCAATGATCCACTCGCGGGTGCCGTTTTCCTTGCTGTATTCAACGCGCGATGGACGCACAACCCAGCTTTCCGTCGATTCGCAAAGAGTGGCGCCACCAACCTCTCTCACGATCACGGGGAATTTGCCACTGTTGCTCAATTCGTCTGCTTGCGCATATCCGCTCAGGATATCGTTGGTTGCTGACGATTGCATGAGCGTCAGAGTGTATTTGCCGGATTTGTTGTTGCTCTTGACGCGAGCGCCTTCACCGGATGCGCCGACATTGGTGGTCCACATATCCTCGTTGCGCTCAACACTCAGAAAAGTGCCGTCAGCAAAACCTGCTGCGATATGCGATCCCAGTGCGATAATCACATTTTTCGGATCGTAGGTTGAAACTCCCATTTTTTTCTCCTATGGCAGTGGAAGTTGAATTAGAGAACCACGCGACCGGCAATGGTCGTTTTGTGGATCGCGCCAGCCAGGGTTGCCTGAAATTCAACGTCAGGCAGAATGCGGTTGCCTTTGTTTGCCGTGCTGATTTCAGAAACCAGAGGTGCAGTGACTGTGAATTGCGGATCTTCTGCCAGAACCTTGTTTGTCACCGATCGCCGTAAGGCTTCACGAACAGCACCAACGACAACGGTAATTCCGGCATTAGTGTATTCGATCTTCTCGCTGTTCACGAGTTTTCCGAAAATTCGCGCTTCCATGTCAACCGTCAGATCGTCGATCCCAACAATCACGTCTGCCCATTCTCCCGATGCGACCTTTCCGCCTTCAGTGATGTTCAGGCCGGCGCGAGTGGTGTAGACAAATGCGTTGTAGCCCAGAGCGTACCCCTTTTGCTGGGAGGTCAGCGCATCAGCCGCGAGGCCTGCAAGCGTTTTGTAGACGTATGTACTGGCTCCAGGAGTTTTGGCGAACTGAAGACCGAGCAGGCACGCTTCCGGCCAGGTGGTGGCAGCCAGCGAGTGATAGAAACAGATTGTGCGCTCGTAGCCAGCGTTTTTGAGGCTGTATGCGACGTTGCTGGTGGTGGTGGCAGTCAGGATATTCGCAGCAGAAGAGGCCGTGGCGAACAGCTTTACACGGGCTTCAACCCAGGCAGCCACTGCGAGGACAATGGCGTCAGTCCGGCTTTCGATTGCCACACCATACCAGTCGTCGTTCACGAGAACCGCAGCGTCCAGAGCTTCAACAAAAGTTTCAGGTGCAGTGAGGTCAACTGCGGTCACATAGAGACGGGTGGGACGCGGATTCTGGCTGAAATAGAGCGTGGCGAACTCCTTCGCTTCAGTGCTCAGATCAGCGTCTGCGTCAGTTTCTGTGGCTGACGCGTAGGAGCGGATTCGCTCACTGCCGAAATCGGTGGTACTGGAGACGAAATTCACCCAGCCGAATCCGGCCTGTGATGGGACTTTTGTTTCCCTTGTGATGGCTATGTTTACGATATCACTCAAACCTGACATGCTGGCCTCCTCCTGTGGTTAAGGCACATTGATTGTAAATTCGTCAACTGTATGATCTGAACCATCCGGCGAGCTGGCAACGCCACCAACCACCACATGCTCAATCGTTCCAGTCGTCAGAGCCTCCTGAACGCGAACAGACATGCGAACGTCAAAAACAGCCTTTGGAACGAAAATGTTTTCCTCCAGCTCGGTTGTGTCCACGATGTTCTGCCATTCGACGATTCCGATTCCTGCAGCTCGAAACGATTCAGCATGTTCAGGATCTTCCAGAGCCCACTGAATGTCAGCGAGCAGGCTTGTAGCGCGAACGCCTGACGATTTTGTCCCGTCGAACGCAGAGCCTGTCGCCTTGATGGAAACCGTGAATTCACGGAAACCAATTCGGTAGAAACATTCGTCTGCTTCGCTCCATCGGCGTTCGTCGAGGGTTCCGACCTTCACGAAGCTTGTGAGCAGCTTGAAACTGACGTAAGGCCCCAAAGGCCTCGGATCGTGCTGTTCATCAAAAACCACAGGGTATTTCGGGCTTGCCTGCTTCAGAAATTTGAAGAGGAAGTCCCGAACATCGTTCATCCGTTTTTCGACTGGATTGCTCATTTATCAGCAACTTTCACTGCGACGGTTTCAAAATGGCCAAGCGACGGGTGACGGAAAGATCCCTGCGACTTTGCCTCATACATGACGCCATTGATTTCAATACGATCGGCCTTCTGACCTGTAGAAGGATCATCAAGCAGAATTTCATCAACAGAGAATATTTTGACCGCATCCGTTTTCCTGACAAGTCCGCCTGTTCCATTGGATTCATGCAGAAAGTCCGTTTGAATGGGCTGGACGCTCGCCAGCATGGAAAATGTTTCTTTCAGCTTTGCCGTGAAAACGCCGCCACGGTGCTCGCCTCGGCCATAGCGGTAAATTCTGATTGGTTTATCGTTGCGGGCGAATTTCTGGATCATTGCTGCAAGTGCCATGATTAGTCACCTCCCTTTTTTTCCACCAGATATCGAATTGATGCTCGAAGCTGTCCGGTGTCAATCAGTGGATTGCTTGATTTCTTTCGACGGATGGTGCTTGGCGCATTCGGAGGAACGCGCAGAGTGGTTATCTTGCGTTTGATGTCAGATTCGATTTTCAGCCCAAGGATATTAAGGCTGCTGATCACGTCCTGTTGCTTGAGGTACATCAGCAAAATGAGCTGTTCAGCCAGCTTGGAGTATTTGCGTACATTCTCGTCCCAGGTCGAACGAATGAAAGAACGCTCAGGAGCGTATCGCGTTCCGAACTCATGCCAGAACGCGATTTCTGCGACGTAAACAGGGGTTTTCTGCTGGATGGGCCCCTGCATTCTGCGCTTGCGATTTTGCTGTTCCCCTACATGATGCCCCTCGGAGGCCTGGACTCCGATTTTCACATGCGGCTTGTTTTCTTCAATGTACTGCACCTGCTTGACGTAATGGTCAAAACCCCGATCTTTCACAGTCGTTTGAAACGAAATAGACCGGCCTTTCCCGGTCAGCATTTCCGCCAGTTCCCGCGCTGTCGGGATTTTTGCCATGATCAGCTCCGTACAAGAGGTGTCACCACAACGGAATTTCTGAGAGAGAGGAATTCAGCGCCGTAGCTCGTTGCAAGGTACTGATCGTGTTTTGCATCGGACTTTGGCGAGCTGTACTGCGTGCTGATTTCGCCGATCTGTTCACGAACAACCGCACCGGCTACACCGGCACGGCCACTCATTGTAAGCAGATGGGCAGCGAGATAAGCCACGCCAGCGTCGTACTTGTCTCCCCAGACTTCCGCATCGAGCTTCAGTTTTGCGATGTCGATAAACACCGTGATATCGTCACTCGATTTGGTTTTAAATTCCGGGGCTATGGCTTGAACGTAGGCTGGCGTGCTCATGTGTTATTCCTCGTCGTCGTCTGATTTTTTTGTGCGTTCTGCGATCCGCTGTTCAGCCTGCTTGAGCTGTTCCTCGATCACTGCCGCTACTGTTTTGCGCGATTCTGTTTTCAGCCACTGACGCAGAAGAACGGGATCATATGTGTCCCGCGCTATTTGCTTTGCTTCGGCTGTACCAAAGTCAGCCAAAGATGAAGTGGATTCTGGATCCACTGAATCCTTTTCGGAAACCACCTTCATAAGGCCGGAATCCACGCGACGCTTGAAGTTTTTATTTTCCATCAGATCATCCCAAACCGCTTTTGACAGTTCGTTGGTCCCTGGAACGAACATGAACACGGAACCGTTCTTGCCAAATGCCCGTAGAACATTCGGGTTTTTGTAATGAACCAGCACGGTTTTTCTCCTATCGCGCGATGTTTAAAGATCAGCCTTGAAAATGAATGGCCAGGGCACAAAAGGCCCTGACCAAAAAATCACAAAAAATCAGGGAGCGTCGAGGTCGTCTGTTTTCGCCTGCGACAGCGGGTAAGGCATGATCACGCCGCCGCAACGCTCATGGCATGGAACTTTGTAAGCCAAGCCTTTGGGCTGTGGTTCAAAGGTTTCAAACTCCTGAGTGATCGCCAGCCAGAATTTCATCACATTCCGGTCGTAGACGATACCGAGCGAACGCGCAAGGTTTCCGCCGCTGTTGGCACTGTCCAGCTCCGCAAGCCAGTCAACCGACTGAATGAACGGATTCGACTTCAGGAAGAAATCGAGGATCGTTGTGTCAGAGGTCGAGCTGCGTGGCTTCGATGCGATGTGAGTGTAATACTTCACAGGCAAAAGAAGCGTGTTCGGTGCTTCAGTGGTTTTGCTGTTGTCGATGGGAGCATTGGCGAGCTTGTTCAGATCGTCAATGATTTCGTCAGCGGTGGTGGTGGCATTCAGCCAGTCACCATTTGCCAGTGTGACATCTGGAATGTTGCTGTTGGTGAGCCAGCCGGGAACGCCGAACTGCGCATCACCGAACAGAGCCAAATCGCGCTCCTTCTGCATGATCGCGCGACGGGCTGCATCAGCTTTCGACTGCTGAAGAGGCTTGCCGGTTTTGGCTGCAGCGCGGATTTCCTGCACGGAATACTGGAACGCAGCGCCGAGAGACTGAATCTCGGAGGTGAATTTTTTGCCCAGCAGTTCGATGGATGGGAAATCGTTGCTGTAGTCGCGCACGATTTTCGCGTAACCAACAGAATCGTACTGGTGGTACACGATGAATTCGTCTGCAGGGTGGCCATCGAACGAAACAGGAATCACTTCGCGCTGGCGTAGAGTGGGGTATTTCACATCATAGGTCTGTGCCTTGACGGTTTCCAATTCCTGACTGAAAAAGATCGACTCGTTGTCGTCGAGGTGCGCAAATTTCATCTAAGGAGCCTCCAAATTGAAAAATCGTGATTTCGTGCTTATGGGTGATTAAACAGCCTGAGTGAACGCCGCGAGCACAAGGCCGAGGCTCGTATCAACAGCCTTGCACTTCAAAGGCGCTGCGAGGTTGCTGGCGCTGGTTGCAGTCAGTTTGCCAGTTGCTGCTGCCACGTCCACATAAAGAGTGGCGCCAACCGTTGGAGCGGTTCCGTTGTAAGGAGCCCAGATTTCGCCAAAGCTCATCACGTTGACTGCATCATCATCAGGATAGTGCGGATCAGAGGTGGCCGAATCGTGTGAGCGGAATTGCGTGAGAGTGGCAATACCAAGAAAAGTGTCTCCAGCAGTGGCGACCAGCTTACACTGATTTGATCCAGTGCCTTTCACGACTGCGTAACCAAACTTCACATTGCCTTCGGCAGCGTAAGTGTCGATTTTGCTGTCACGCAAAGGATAAGCGACCATACCTGCGCGGGCTGCACTTGGATTCATGGAAACGGACGATTGCATGAAAAACCTCCAAAAAAGGAAAATGCGGTGAAACCTTGGAAAAATTACTTTTGGGTTCTGCCGATGTTTACGGTCCAGGCCTGGGAATCGCGCTTCATTCTTTCCGCGCGAACCTCTGCAGCAGTTTTTGGCTGCTGAGTGTCGCCGCGAGCGTTGTCCTTCGCCTGTTGTTTCATTTTTTCAACTGCTCCACCGGCCTCCTTTTCTTCCATCAGGTGATCAAGGCGGGCACGCAGGTACACGGTGTCCTTTCCGTCTGCCTTGAATTCTGGATTTCGCTTTTGCAGAAGTTTCACGATGATTTCGTCATCGGAAAGCGCCGTCAGGTCGCCGTCGATTTTTTTCGAGGCGAACGTGATCAGCTTGATGCGGTCGTTCACGCGAGCGTCGAAAGCAGCCTTGTCGTCGAGTTTCGCTTTCGTGCTTGTCAGTTCCTCAGAAACTGAATCGCACTTCGCCTGCAGTTGGGATTTCTCCTTGCCGGCGTCCTCCACGGATTTTTTCAGTTCCTCGATTTGATCTGCGTCGGCCTTCATTTGTGCGACGACAGCATTGTATGCCGCATCGCTATCAAATTTGACTTCAACGCCCTTGATCACCAAAACTTTCATAATTTCTCCTTTGGGTGTGTTGTCCTGACCATCAGCATGATCAGTGTCGATTTCCAGGTATGAATCAAATCGCATTACCTCTTCATTCTGTCCATCGAGATGCAGACGAATGTCAGGACCTGCACGACCTTTTTTCACAACTGCAACATGGTTGTACCGAATGTTGCGCTGGATTGCATCGTAGTGCTGACCGTTGAACACCCCAGGTTTCCACTCCAGGTCGCACATATAGCCACAGGAAACCTCGCGTTTTGAATCGGCGTCGATTTCATCAATTGTGGCTTTGTCCATAATGGTTGCAAACGTCTTAAGAGTGTTGCGCTCACGGACTACAGTATCAGAGGTGAACCCCACTGTGTACTGCTTGGCGTTGGAAGCGTTCACCATTTCCTTGGGGTGGGTGTTTGTAACCGGCACGCCTTGAAGTGAATTCACGGAATCCTGATGGAAAACTTCATCGACCGGCCGCAGCTCGCGCCACTCTTTGCCTTTCTGGTCTTTGTAGACGAAAATTCCCGCTCTCGTGGCTGAGAGGGGTAATTTCAGGAAACCATTGTCCAGCCGCTGAACCTGCCCGGTCTGGGCAAAATCAAGCCTTTCGACCAACATTGCTTTGTCACTCCCTGAGTTTGTATAGACACGTTAGCACAAACTTTTCCCCTGGTTCTACTCGTCTTCATCGAAATCCAGCAGATCGGTAATGATGGGCTCTGCATAGCACCGGCACTGATAATCGTTTCCCGGGTGGCCAATTTCAGGCGGTGGCTGCTCTCCGTCCTCGGGATTCCACGCGAAAATCTTTCCTTCCAGTTTCCGGTGGGAGTCCCTGACCCGCTCGTCGAGCGATGTTCGCCATTTGTAGCGCCAGATTCCTACGTTTGTTTGGCGCATTTTGGAAATCTGGCCATTCAGCTTTCCAATCTGGTCGCGGGCTACAAGCCTTGCCCGGTAGGGCACCGAAAAACCAGGCACCCAGTTTGTTTTCCTCTGGTCCCGGCCTACCCAGTGGTCCTGAAGGCCTTGGCGCAATTCCTGCCAGGAAAACCCATTTCTGAATGCGTCCGTCACCATCTTTTCGATTATGGCTGCCTCTCCGTCTGCGAGGTTCACGCAGAGCGCCACGTTTTGCTTTACCCAGAGGTTGACGGCCGCACTCATGGATTTGTCCATTTCAAGCAGATCCACACCGAGAACGTGTTTGACGACTTTCCGTGACTGCTGCTTATTCCAGGCGTCAACATTGGTCGCCACCTTCAGCATTTCGGCTTCCTTCTGCGTGATGCGGCCAGCAAACTTTACAAGGATTCCAGCCATGATCCGCGTGAGCGAAGAAAGAAAATCGTCCTGCCTCATTTTGATTCCGAATTCCTGGGAAAACTCCCTGGCCATAGGCTCAAGCTGCGGGAACAGGTCCTGCTCCATTATATCGCGCAGCTCATCAAACAGGGATACCAGGAGCTTTTCGTACTTTCTTTCAATCAGCCTGGGATAAATCTGGATCGGCAGGCGTTTTCTGAGCGTCTGCGGTTTTCTGATTTTTCGGGGTGTCCCAAAGACGATTGCCATTTTTCCATCCAAAAATCTGAGAATTTGTGAAATGCTGGAGGAACGTGTAATTTTCTGCGAAGTCAAGGAAGACGGTCAGGACCGGGGGAAGGGCGTTTGTTTCCTCCCGGTCTTTTTTTGTCTTCAGGCAGACCGTTCTGATTTTTTCGACGGTGCCTTTTCCGGCTGTGGTTCCTCTTCAGGTTCCGGTTTCTGATCTTCCTCGCGCTCGAAATAAAGTTTGGTGTCGTGGGAGTATTGGCCTGTGGAGAATCTGGAGACTGCGACTTCATCCGGGGAAACCACCTGCCGGTCGATGTAGATTCCATCAATTTCGGCCTGAAGTTTTCGCTGCTGCATGGTGTCTGTGAGGGAGTCCTGCCAGAGGGGGCAAAAGCTCAGGTCCCAGTCTTTCGGAACGTCGCCCTTTGTTGGCCCATTCTTGCTTTTGAGAACGAGAGAAACGAAAGCCTTGAGCGGTGCCTTGAGTTGCTGTTCCTGTTTCCGCGCAACAAAATCGTAATAATCACGATGTTCAGATTTTCCGCGATCCCCCATTCCCCCGCCAGGAGCCTCCCCAAGGAGCACAGTATGAGGATATGAGCTGGCAGCCACCATCCGTTCCTCCATTTTACGGATGATTTCTTCAATTCCAGAAAGGTTGGTGGTTTTTCGTTCAAACTCTTCATCGTCTGCAATGATAGTGGCGTTGATGATGGAGCGGGATAATTCGACCATATCAATTCTATCGTAGAGTAGCTGTTTTCCATCCTTGGAGCTGATGAGGTCAGCAAGATTTTTGATCTTGAAAACTGCCTGTGCGAAGTCCTGCATGAGTGATGCTACGGAATCGTGGGTAGTGGAGTAGTTGCGGATCGTTCCATAAATTTTGCTGAGGACGGAATCAGACCAATAATGGTTTTGGATGAATTCCCTGCGTGGGAGTGAAGCGCCATCGAATCGGAGCAGGCGCGATGCGTGAATCATTGTGAATTTATCGGTGGACCCCTGGCGCGTGTTTCTGGGATTGAATCTGTAGAGGACCGGCAGGCCATAGCCAGGTTTCGTCGGATCGTCCTGGATCAGTTCCGCCTGCAGTTCCCAGCGCGAGAGGACTGTCATGAAATGGAAATCGGTCACGCGCTCGAAATCCAGTTCCTCGGATGGATCTGAACCGCCGTCGTCCACTCCCAGGAGTATGGCACTTCCGCCATAAAGACGAGCCCAGGACAGGGCTTTGCCGAAATGTTCGCGCCACTGCAGGTTTTCGTCGAAGTGTTTCATGATTTCGAGGATTTTTTCGTCGCTCCAGCTTGGCGAGGAAAGTTTGAATCCTTCGCGCAGCATATCCTCTGGCAGGGTGTCCACGATTTTTGCGGCCATGGCGTCTGCAGAGTAAACGGCCTCGGCATCCATTTCTGAGAGCAGATAGGCCTTTGGCACTGCCGCGACTTTTTTGTCCTTGTAGAGGATATTCAGGCCGGTAAACGTGTTCTCCCAGTTGTCTCTGCGGGAGGCTCTGACCATGGTCTTTGTCTGGCGCGGTGTTTGGCCATGTTTGTCTGTATACGTCTTGACGCGCGGCATTTTTAGTCCTTCCTGAGTAGTTTCCTGAGATAATTATTCTCGGATCTTGAGAGTCTGTCCAGCGCCTGGCTGCAGGCATCAACCTGATCGTCATGGGAACCGCGGGGGAATGCTGTGAATTCGTCCACGAAATCCTCGACTGGAAAGGTGGCGAAATCCGGGTGGGGGATGTGGACATTGCCGGCCTCGATCTGAGGACTGATGGCCACCACACGCGCGATTTTGGAATCCCTGGGTTTTATCCCGAGGATTCCGCTCATTTTCTGGCTCAGGAGCTGGATCACAGCAATTCCGTTGGCGCCCTCTTCTATCAGTTTGGTGTGAGCGCGGGGGTATTTTGCGGCAGCTATCTTCATCATCTGAACTGTCTTGATCACGTCCATGTGCCCGCGGATCTGATCAATCAGATACTTGTTCACGCCTTTTCTGGCCCAGACCTGAATGACCACGTAATCGCTGGTATCCAGATCCTTGAAAGCCGCATCGAGTGAAATCAGCCATTCCTCAAATTCGTCATCCTCTGGCCTGAATTTGTAGTAGCGCCACCAGGATGAAACGACGAGGTTTCCACCATCAATTTTCGGCCTTTGCTGGTAGAGCGCATTCCAAATGATGGAGCCCACGTCTTTTTTGATGCGGAGCAGTTCCTGTTCGTTTGACTTGAACTGTGGCCAGAGCGCCTGATTCAGTTCGCGTGGATCGTCTGGATGCAGTTCCTCCATCTTATCGCTGATGGCTGGGAAATTTATCACTTCCCACTGTGTAGCCTCGGGATCGCGTTGGGCCTTGGTGAGCAGATATCCTGCAAGGTCGTCGTCGTGCCAGCGGGTGTGCATGATGATGATGGAACTGCGCCTGGAAACACGAGTCTGCGCAACCGCACCATACCAGTCCTTCACCTTTTGCCTGTAATTCGGATTCATGGCGTCTGCGAGGTCTTTGAATGGATCATCGACGATGAAAAGTGGATCCGCTGTTTTCCCTGTGGTGGCGCCACCGACACCAACTGTATAGAGGTATCCGCCTTTGGATGTTTCCACCAGCTCCGCGGTCTTTTTCAGCTTCAGCCCCTTGATAGGTCCGATGCGAGTTTCAGGGAAAATCTGTCTGTAAACGTCAGAGGCCATAATTCTCTGCGCATCCCTGTTGAATCCATGCGCGAGTGAGGCCGCATAGGAGGCGAGAATGATTTTTCCATTCGGCACATTTCCCAGCACCCATGGCGGCAGAAAGCGCGAAACGACTTCGCTTTTTCCATACTGTGGTGGGACTGTCAGGATTATGCGTGCGCCGGGTTCCTCGATAATTCTGGAGAACCGTTCGCACATCAGGAAGTGGTGGAAATTGATTTCGTAGTCCGGCCTGACAGCCAGAATCATGTGCAGGAGTGATTCACGAGCCAGGAGGATATCGCGCCTCCTTTGTGCTCTGACCAGCTCCTTTTCGTCTTCCAGCTCGATCGGTTCTGCGCTCACTTTTTGGTTTTCCCTTTGGCTTTCTCCACCAGTGTTTGCTCGTAATCCGAAACGTCCCTGGTTTTGAGTTTCACGCCTGCGAAACGGCTCTGGCGCTTGTCAATTTCCGCCTGGAGCTGTTCGAGGGTCAGTTCGTCCAGCGGGTCCTTCTTGTCTTCGTGGACTGCCTCCACCTTATCCACCTGCCCGAGGTACTGTTTCCCTAACCAGATCAGCATTACGATGTTTCCGTCCATCGCTTTCTGAAACTGCTTGCGGCGCAATGATATTTTCCCGTTGGCTCTCTTTTGCTCTGAAATCTGGGAAAATTTGAGTCCGTAATGTTCTTCGCACCTTGCCTGTATGGTTTTCACGTCCACATTGTAGAAGGAAGCTACTTCCTCCAAAGTACACTGGATTCCGAGTAAACTTTCAAACTGCTTGAAATCCTCTTCAGATACGGGTCCGCGAGGTTTAGGCCCACGTTTTGCCATTTTGGCTCTCCCAAAAAATGAGGCTCTTTCCGAAATCAGCGCATTCGATGTATGAATATATTACAGTGTAATTTAGTATATACAATCATGGCCAACAACAAAGTGACGTGAAAAATGAAAAAAACCGCCAGCTCAGAGGCCGATGGCTCTCCAGGTATCGAACTGCGCACTCGTCAGTGTATAAACAAAGCGCGAAAGGCGAGCAAGCGCCAACAGGCCAAAAAACCCAATCGGGAGAACAAGATCATTCTTCGCGTCACGGAGGATGAGAAAAAGGCGATTGAGCAGCAGGCCGGGAAACATGCCAATGGCAACGTGTCTGAGTGGATTCGGATTGCGTCCATAATTTTTGAACCTTGAAAGGTAGTGGAAATGAGTGAAGCAGCTATGAGCGCGAAAGGCCTGGAGCATGTGGAGGACATGAAAATCGAGTGGGTTGACCTTGAGGTGGTGAAGGCTTACCACAAAAACCCACGCAAAAACGACCAGACTGTGGACGAGCTGGCGAAGTGGATTTCCAAGGTTGGCTGGCGTCAGCCGATCGTGGTGGACAAGGACAAGGTGATCGTGGTTGGTCACACCCGCTGGAAGGCCGCGAAAAAATTGGGCTGCAAGCGTGTTCCGATTCATGTGGCTGAAAACCTCACCAAGGCTCAGATCAAAGCATACCGCATTGCCGACAACCGGGTACATGAGCTGTCGGAGTGGGAAGGCGATTTACTGAAACAGGAATTGGACGAACTTGTTCAGATGGATTCCCTGTTTGACCTGAATTTCATGAATTTCAGCCTGCAGGAAATTGACGAAAAGGGAAAGGAGGAATCCTGGGATTTTTCTGAGGTTCAGGACCAGACTGTTATTACGATCACGGTTCCATTGGCGAAACAGCCGGAAGTCATGTCCGCATTGAAAAAGGCTGGAATCAGTCAGGAAGAAATTTCGCTCACCAACATCAAGAAGTGAGGCGTGAAATGAAAGAGAATATCAGGATAGACATAGTTCATCCTCCAGGCAGCAGTGGAATTGGGACTGATGATATTCCTGTGGCGCATGATCTGCCTGAAGTTGCGGAATTGCAGAAAGAGAAGAAATACAAGCTGAAGCTTCCGCGCGTTGTTCACAAGAAAATCCATATTTCCAAAGAGAACAGTTCTGCGGAGCAGAAGGTGAATCTGAGGAAACGCATACTTGCAGAATTGGGAGTGGAAAACCCTAGAATTCTTGATGCGTATTGCGCTCATGGTCAAATGTGGAAGACTGCATATGATTCGACTGAAAACTATGTGGGACTGGATCAGAAGCTTTTCTTTGATGAGCGGAAAACTGTGGTTTGCGACAACACGCGGTATCTCAGAATGGTTGACGTGGACCAGTTTGATGTATTTGATCTTGATGCGTTCGGCAATCCATTTGAGTGTTTGTATATAATCGTGAATCGTCTGAAATGGAGCAGAACAGATCGTGTGGCTGTATTCCTCACAGACGGTACTGCGTGGAATGCCAAGCGGAATGCGCAGCCGAAAGGGTTCATGCACTGGCTTGGTGCAGAACACCGCGATAAATCTCAGTATCGGATGCGTGATCCATTCATCAAGACTGCGATCATCAAAGCTGCGGAAATCTGTGGTGCCGAGCTTGGGCAGGTGCAGGCGATCATGAAAACTGCTGGATGTGCGATGCGGTATATTGGATACGTGATGCACAAAAGTCCAATATCTCAGATTTCAGCGGAAAAAAATGAGACGGAAAACGGTGGAATCAGTGTTTCCGAGGAAACGTCTCAAAAACCGCTGATTTCTGCGAACGTGTCAGAAATCACGGATCCAAAAGAGCTGATTTACAAATAAATGCAGATTTTCTGCAAAATGGTTGTTTCACGCCAGTTCCACGAACAGCGGAAATCACGAAAAACCGCTGATTTTGGACTTTTCTGCAGAGAAAACACACAAAATCACGGTATTTTTGGAATGATGCTTGCATAAAAATGTCAACCTGCAAAAACTCATCGCTGCATGGCATCCGGCTGTCGAATAGTTTGACAGTCGGGTGTCGCCTCGGTTTCCACCGTCAAGTTTTTAGACAGCGCATCGGGCACGGTATATGCCGCTATATGAGGCCATATATGGCGCCTATATTGGCTTATACGGCGGCCTAATCGGTCGGTTAATACCGATATGGCCGATAGGGTTCGGCTCGATCGGCGGGCTGATTTGCGGCCTTAAAACCCGGGTGCCCGCCAACGTGATTTCATTTGGAATTTTCGGCACGAAATCTTTCACGCGGTAAGGCTGTCGATTAAATAGACGGTCGGTGTCCGGTCGCTTGACGGTCGATGGGGTTCGCGCGTGCGCGTATCGTTGCCGGTCGTTCGTCGTTCGTTGGGGTTCGATTCGTATCGGCGGCGGTCGATGGGGTTCGGTCGGGGTTCGATCGGCGGTCGGCACAGTGGAAAAACCCGCCATTCCCTCGGCGGTTTTTCGATTCTTACTCGGCGGATTTTTTCCGCGTTTCCCATGCTTTCTTCGCGGCGGCCGATCGTTTCGCTTTCTTCGCCTCATCGTTCGCGCGGCGGGTTTCCCAAGCTTTTTTCGCGGCGGTAACATTTTTTTCGTTTTTCATTTTCATTCTCCGTTTCGATTTCGTTTCCGGCGAACCGTTCGCCGTTCATATAAAGCTTATCGGTCGATCGGCGGAAAACTTTAGGCCGATACGAAAATTTTTTTCGGTAAGATTTTGAACCGGGGTTCGGGTATCGTCGGCCGGTCGGTGCCCGGTCGCGCGGCGGTCGTATCGTCGGCCGGTCGCACGGAGCACGGTTCGCCGATCGGGAAACGGCCGCGCGGTTCGATCGGCGGCCGGGGTTCGATCGGTCGGCCGGGTTCGGCGGTTCGATCGCACGGCGGCCGGTTTCCGGGCATCGCATCGGGGTTCGGCGCGGCGGTCGGTGCCCGGTCGCACGGTCGGCCGATCGGCGGCGGCCGGGTTCGGCATCGGTGCCCGGAGCACGGCGGCGGTTCGGCCTGAAACGAAACGGCCGGAAATTTTTCCCGGCCGCTCGATTAAATTCGACGATTAACCCGCGATCAACACGGCGTTCGCGCGGCGGGTTTCCCACGCTTTATAAGCCGCCTCGCTCGCTTTCGCCGCACGCTTATTTTCACGAATCGTTTCCCACGCTTTCAACGCCGCCGCGCGGGCTTTTTCACGGCGCTTATTTTCACGAATCGTAACCCAAGCTTTTTTCGCGGCCAAAACCATTTTTTCGTTTTTCATCGTTTCCATTTTTTTTCTCCGTTTCGTTTCGTTTCGTTTCATCGTTTCACAAGATATATAATGCAGGCCGCGTGCCGCACGGGTTTCACGGAGTTATTAGGCGGTTAGGGAAAACGGTCGGTGCCTAAAGACTTGACGGCAAAAGGTAATGATATGGCGAAATGCGGTCGCAAACCCGCGCCGTGATTAGGGTGCCGGGATTTCGACAGCGACTAATCGTTAGGCGGTTCGCCGGGGTTCGTCGGCTTATATATTCGGCCGGGGTTCGATCGGTGCCGGTCGGCCGGTCGGTGCCCGGGGTTCGGGGTTCGGGGTTCGGGGTTCGATCGGTTCGGGCACGGTCGGTCGGCGGTCGGTCGGTCGGTCGGTCGGCGGTCGGCGGTCGGTCGGTCGGTCGGTCGGTCGGTCGGTCGGTCGGTCGGTCGGTCGGTCGGTCGGTCGGTCGGCGGTCGGTCGGTCGGTCGG